CCAAGCCTTGATGATGTATTCGTTGTAGTTACTGACCCATGCCAGAAAGTCTGCCAGAGCTTCTTGCGTATTGCCATCAATCTCAAGCGTCTTAGACATATCCAGTTCAGCGGTAGGCAGATAGAACGTGTTGCCATTAGGCAACTTGACGCCTTCAGTTCCACACACAACCTTGTGTTGCACAGGAAGACGACGCAGCTTGCCGAGCTTGTCGAACATATTGCCGATAAGCTTGAACGCATCCTTGTTGTCGATCTCCCAAATGAAAACAGTAGGCTCAGTGATCACCTCATTGCCATGCTCATCGACAGCACCTTGCAGTTCGACAGTGCCGAACAGAACACGGACACGTTTGATCTGGCGGATCAGGTCTTGCATCTTTTCAGGCAGTGCCTTGAAGTCCTGAATGTAACCACTGGGCTTACCACAGTTGAAGCCACCATCGTTGTCTTTCAGGTCGATGTTCAGGTTGTCACCCATCACAGTCTTGATGTAACGGCTCGGCGTCTTGTCATTGCCCATGATGAAACGCTTGTACATGAAGCGTTGCATGAACGGACGAATGACAGCACGCTCAGCGTAGATCGAACTGCCATCGGCTTGCTCAAGCTTGAACATGCCAGCAGGCACCACTTCAACTTTCACACGCTTGCCTTTCACTTCCGTCTCACCCATGATGGCTGAGTGGGAGATACGCATACGTGCAAGGGTACTGGTCTTCTGCTTCTGGTTAAGCACGGAACCCATGCCCATAGCCTTAGCCATAGCTGCGAAGTTGGTGGTGTCGATCACTGCGAGTTCAGTCATATGTATTCTCCTTTTGTTGAGGGACGGTAGTTATATCACGCTACACTTTTTGTGTCAAGCCAATTAGGGCCGATCTTTGCTTCTAGCAGAAGAGGCACGTTGAAGTCAAGCTGCCATTTCTTGTTCACGATCTTTAGCAGATTGTTGTTGGCAGTGTCAATGACCTTCAACACTTTCTCTTCCTCATCTGGATGCACATCAATCACAACGCTGTCATGCACTGTATTGACGATGCAGCTTTGCATCTTGTTTACTTCCAGTAACTTGTCCACATAGATCAAGCACAAAGGCACAATGTCTGCCGTAGCAAACGCTTGCACTGGATAGTTCTTGATCTGTGTGAAGTATGTCACACCACCATTACGCTTGCGTTGCACATCAGGGAATGCAAACTCACGGCCAGATGGTATACGAACCTTGCCTGTATTCAGCACCTCTTTCGCTAGACGTTCATGCCATGCAGCAATACCCGAATACTTCTGCGTGAATTGCTGGTAGTAAGACGCTTCGGCAGGTGTCCTGCCATAGCCACTGGCACCATACAGCGGTGCAAACGTGTGTGCCTTAGCTTCCTGCCGTGACGTAGGCTGACCAGCTTCACTGATGATCTTGGCGGTGTAGCTATGCACATCGAATCCTGTCTTCACTTCCTGAATGGCAACTGCATCTTGCGACAGGAAGGCAGCAACACGAAACTCTAGCTGTGCCATGTCAGCTTCCATGATCTTGCCACCTTCCCATCGTGAGATGAACACACGCTTCACAGGAAACGTGTTGCCTCTCGGCATGTTTTGCATGTTAGGATCGGCACCTGACAGACGACCAGTCGCAGTCCTGTGTTGCAGCAGCTTCACGTGCAGCTTGCCATCACTCTTTGTGTGAGTGGCTATGCCATCGACAAAACTCGACAGGTAAGTATCGACAGCAGAAAGCCTGCGTACTCGTTGCACGAACTGTAGTGCAACATCATCCTGCTTTTGGCGAGCCACTGCCTCAAGGTATTGAAGCTCATCTTTGCTGGTCGAGAATCCATTGGCGCTCACAAACTCCTTTTTCGGTGGAGTGAACTTGAATCCGGCAACATCTTTCAGATTGACGAAAGTATAGCCAGACCCTTCACACATATGGCACTTGTTCTCACGGGCAAACGGAGTGCCATCTTTCTTTGTCTTACGCACAGAGCCATGTCCGTAGCATGTCGAGCACTGCTCAGCCTTCTGCTTGTAGATAACATTGGTATGAGTGAACACTGTTCGAAGGAACGTATTGTCATCCATACGATCCTCAAACAACGTAGCCCATTGCTTCTTGTCTTTCGGCTGACGGCTATACAGAACAAGCGACAACTGTTCAGGTGAATTGAGATTGATCTGACGATCACCCATCACCTCACGAACATCCTCTTGCAACTGCTGCACAAGCTGATCCTTCTCTGCCTCAAACTCCTTACGCACATCTTCAAGTGCATCCAGATTCACAGCAAACCCACGCTGATAAATCTTGCACAGGTGGTAGGCCAGCTTGTTCGTGAACAGCATGGTGTTGTTCAGCGGTGCATCACGATAGCTATACCGATCACGCAGACGAATGAACAACTGCATGGTAGCATGAAGGTCGGCAGACAGATACATGGACAACTCATCGTGAGGTATGTCACGAACAGAGTAGCCTTTCTTGAAGTATTCTTTCAGCGTGTCTTGCTTCTGTGTAGCAAGCTGGTAACGCTCAGCACAAGCTTCAAGTGACAGCGGCTCTTTCTGTCCACGCTGCAACACATACTCCATCAGCATCGTGTCAACGATGTCACCAGTGTATGTGAAGCCAGACTCCCACAGCCACACAAGATCGTGTGCAGCATTGTGACACACAAGCAGTGTGGTTTGGTCGAGCATGTCTTGCACGATCTGTCTGCCGTTATCTGTAGGAGCACACTCGGCATGGTCGAACGTGACAATGGTTTCGTTGCCTGACTCAGTGAGCATACCCACCATGACAAGTGTATTGGACGGTTCAAACGGATCAAGATGCATCTTGCCGTTGCGCTCAACCACAGTGTTCTCAACGTCGAGTGTAAGGATCATGTCGGTCTCCTACGGATTGCCTTCGTGCCAGTAATCCCAACTGTCATCTACCATGTTTTCGTAGTGACGTTTGAGAGATCGTTCAAACTCACGATCATTGGCGTATTGCCTGATCGCTTGTATTGCTTCTGCCTTAGATACATCCAGATTCTGCATGATGTCAAGCACTGCTTTAGCATCTGCTTCATTTGGTGGCGTCAACTTTGCCATACCCCTTTGCTCCCTTTGTTAGTCGTGCATAGAACGCACCCTCTGGACTACGAATAGATGCAACAATATCAAGCAGTTGCTGATATGACATGATCACAGTGTCCTGTTGATCTGCATCTTCCATATACTGTGTGATGTATACAGTATTATCTTCATTGATGATCATCTGCACATCGTCGTAACTGGCGCTCTCGTCGAGAACAGTTACGACTGCGTGATCCGGCCTGAACTCTACAGTATACATACTACTGTCCGTATACTTTATCGCCAGTCAGGATGCTGCGATATTCGTAGTCACCACTGAAGTAAAGATATACATTCTCAAGATGAATGATATCTTGATGCATGTCTTCCATATCCTTCTTTTCATGGTCCTCAAGATCAACACGATCTTGCAGCTTCACATAGTCGTAGTAAATCCAGTGGATAGATTGTTTGATACGGTGTGCAATGATGGTATCCATTGCCTCACTGTTGATGAACCTTTTCGTGTGCTCATAGACATCAAGTTCCAGCATCGTCACTCTCCTCATGCTTAGCCATAATCATATCGAACACTTCTTCTGTGCTGATACCAGTGAGGCCACAATAAAGCAGCAGCTTAAGTCCAAGCTCTGCCACTGCAACTGCACCTTCTTCATTCACATCGAACTTGTATGTAGCTGATCCATCTTCATGTTCAACTACATCACTAAGTTCAAATGTCACAGGCTTCTTATCTTCAGTCTTGTTTGTCATTGTCACTCTGCTCCCACATTCTGACATAGAAGTATTCACCACATGCGTCGATCTCTTTTTGCGGATAGCCATTGGCTATTAGCCATGCCTTCGTATCTATGACGACAGAAGGTATCTCCTTTGGAAAGCCATAGAGCCACCCACTCGGAGGGTCAATCATCCTTCTCATTTCACCAGTGCCTCCCAACTCACAGGCCATATCTTAGTCATTACATCGCAAATCTGTTCAGCCACAAGCCTTGTCTCAAACTGCGTATCAGGCTTGAGCCTAAGATTGCACATGTTAGCAAAGGCGTCAAGGCTACCACTCCAATACCACTCCGTCATGGTGCTTTGAGGCAACACCATTCGTGATTGTTCTGGTGCTACACCTTTGGCAAGAAGGTATTTGTAGTTGTCTAAGGTCATGCCTAACTGGGGGTCTTCTAACTTGCCAAGATTAACAATACCTTCACTGCCTTGCTTCTTATCCGCACTACGACCCCGCCACACTTTAGGAACATAGAACTCAGGCTCATCATCTACATACCTACGACTAACCTCATTCCACCGCAGATACTCATGCTTCACAAGCTGCCGTGCTACGAAGATCGGAGCCTTAACATGGAAGCTGGCAAAGCAGTGGCCGAATGGGCTGTAGTGTCCGTGCTCAGCCAGATACTTGATCAGCTTCACATCGCCCTCTTTCAGCACAGGAACAAGATCACCCGTCACATGACCGAGATCAAGATACTGCCACTCAATAGCTTCACTCTTCTTACCAAAGCTGACACGTGCGGCATTAACCACACTGAGATCGGAACCCATATGATCTACATACGTAGCGTCGATCATTAGACATACTCCTTTAGCTGCTGTATCATTATGTTGTAGCAGTCCGCTTTGTATGTAAAGTCCTTGTGATTAGGGTCTGGATCACCCTTCTTGTAGAAGGTAGCCTTCTCAATGAAGTCATCCTTACTTATCACACCCAAGAACCACCCCACATCAAACGTGTTCCTCACCCTGACGAATGCAAACATGTCGCACTCCTGTTCGATCTTGTAGTTGGCAATGCTGCAATCGTAGTGAGGTAATGGCGGAACGGATGTCTGTTTGGTTTTAACATCCACCCTTACTCCGTCATTGGTCACAAGATCATAGCTGTATGTGTTACTCCATTTACCACCCATCACTTGCAGTGCAATCTGCTCACCAATGAAACCAGCAAGATTGCCTTGACCTCTAGTGATAGAGGTATTCAGCCTACCCATCTCTGATGCTTTGTCGCGTGCAGCGACAAGCATATCCGGCGTGATCTCCACCTGTATCATACTGTATACCTTGCTGTTTTGTAGTCCAATTCACAGTGGACAATGCCATGCCATCCACTGAGTTTATTCTTTACCACATTCA